CGGCGCGGGCGGCGGCGCGGGCGGCGGCGCGGGGGGCGGATGCGGCGGCGTGGGCGGCGGCGGATGCGGCGGCGCGGGGGGCGGCGCGGGCGGCAGCGCGGGCGGCGGCGGCGGCGGAGGCGGAGTGGGTGAAGGCGACGGCGGAGCGGGCGGCGCGGGCGGCGGATGCCGCGGATGCGACGGCGTGGACCACCATCACGGGCATCGTCCTGGAGGAGGTTGCCCGATGCCGTTGAGCGAGGCAGACATCAGGCTGATCCTGACGTCCCCGCTGGGAGGCCGTCGGCTATCTCGTCAGCTGGGTTGTGCCCAGCAAACGATCAGCGGAATCCGGAACGGCAAAACCCACACGCGGATCTGTCCCGAACTGCCACGCCGGCAGGCAGAGCCGCGCCAGTTGACCTGTAAATCCTGCGTCCACTGGCTGCACAACCGCTGCGGGATGGAGTTTCCCGAGGCGGAGATTATTGGAACCCACTTTGCGCAGGAGTGCGCAACATTTTCTCGCAAGAATCGCCACCAATGACTAATGCGACGAAGCGCTATCCCGATTGGCCCTGGCGCTGGCGGCCTGGCGATACGTGTTTCGCCAGAGACACCACTGGTGCCTTCGCTACCGAAGTACATATCATCGAGCGGATCGATGATATGCAATTGCCCCACTACATCGTTGAGGATATTTGGGGCGCACGCTACCGAATGCCTCAGCTATGTCTCTCCTCAACCCGTTTGCAACGCTCTGCATTGCGATGAACCAATCCCCCAACCGCGACCACCAGCACGGCGGCATGGAATCCGTCGGGGAGCTGTGCCAGCAGATGAAAAGCGCCATGCGGAGGGGCAGCAACTGGTCGCGCCTCACCCCTGGCAGGCGTGAAGCGCTGGACATGATCGCCCACAAGATCGCCCGCATTCTCAGCGGCGCCGATCCGCGCGATCCCGAGCACTGGACCGACATCGCTGGGTACGCCCATGCGGCGATGCGGACCGAGAGTCAACCCACCACCAACACCCCATGAAACTCGTCTGCTCCCAGGCTGAACTCAACGCAGCCCTCTCCCTGGTGAGCCGGGCCATCTCCAGCCGGCCATCTCACCCCATCCTCGCCGGCGTGCTGCTGGCCGCCGATGCAGCCGCCGGGCGCCTGAGCCTCACCGGCTACAACCTGTCGCTGGGCATCGTCGCCAGCGTCCCCGCCAGCATCGATGCCGATGGCGCGGCGGCCATCAGCGCCCAGCTGCTGGGCGACATCGTCTCTCGCCTGCCGAGCGACAGCCCGATCACCATCGACGCTCGTGATCAGAGCCGCGCCGTGATCACGAGCGTCTGCGGCTCCTACGAGCTGGCGGCCCTCGACCCCGCCGACTATCCCGATCTGCCGCAGCCCGCAGGGGAGCTGATGGCGCTCGATGCGGACGCCCTGGCCAGAGCTCTGCGAGCCACGCTGTTCGCCAGCAGTACCAATGAGTCGAAGCAGATCCTCACCGGCGTGCATCTGCAGCTCGATGACGCGGGCCTGGAATGCGCCGCCACCGATGGCCACCGCTTGGCGGTGCTGCGGGTCGCGGACGATGGGGCAGCCGGCGAGCGGTTCGAACTGACGATCCCCGCCAGGTCGTGCAGGGAGCTGGAGCGGCTGATTGCCAGCTGCCCTGGGGCCCCGCTGCAGCTGCGTCACCAGGCCGGGCAGTTGGTTGTCCGCTGCGGCGATCAGCTGCTCACCAGTCGCAGCCTCGATGGCACCTATCCGAACTACCGCCAGCTGATTCCGCCATCCTTCAGTCGCAGTCTCCAGCTCGACCGCCGCAGGTTCTCCCAGGCCCTGGAGCGGGTGGCCGTCCTGGCCGACCAGCACAGCGGCGTCGTGAAGCTGCGCAGCGACCCCGATGTCGGCACCGTGACGATCACGGCTGATGCCCAGGACGTCGGCAGCGGCAGCGAGTCCATGCCGGTGGTGGCTGATGGCGACCCGATCGAGATTGCCTTCAACGTGCGCTATGTGCTCGATGGGCTCAAGGCCATGGGTGCTGAGCAGGTGGTGTTGCGCTGCAACTGCCCCGTAACTCCCGCCGTGCTCTCCCCAGTGGGCGATCCGGATGGCTTCATCTATCTGGTGATGCCAGTTCAGATCCGCAGCTGAGGGGGGGTTGACATCGGCAGGCCGCGTGCTACATTGAGTGCATCGGGAGCGGAGGCGCTCCCCCCACCCACGGAGACACCATGAACAGCACCATTTCCCGCCTGGCGCGCGTCATCGCGATCGCTCTGGTCATCACCGGCCTGCTGCTGATCCGGGCCGGCCAGTTCATCTGGGCCCACCGTCGCGAGATCCGCGATGCGGCCGTTGCTACCTACGCCGCCCTGCGGCTCGCTGCCGAGTGGGCATGGGAGCGCCGCGCCGCCGTCCGCGCCGCCGTCCGGGCTGCAGCGCTCGCTGTCTACACCGCTGGAGGGGAGGTGCGGGTCGAGCTGGAGGCCGTCAGCGCCCGCGCTGCCGAGCTGGTCCACGACCAGCCCCTGCCGGCCCTGGCCCCGATCGTGGCGCCGGTGGTGGCCCTGCGTGAGGCGCTCCAGCGCCTGGTAGTCGCGATCTACCCGGCCGCTGCCTGAGGCAGGCACGAAAAAGCCCCGGCATCACCCGGGGCCCCCACTCATCAGCCGGTGGCCCTGCATGCCACCGGCGACACAGTACACCCCACCCGCAGTCCCATGACATCCATCCCCATTGCCCTACCTCTGGCGAGCTGCCAGCCAGGGCCGATCCACAGCACCCCTGACGGCCGGGCCTGGTACGGCCACGGCGACCGGGTCGACCCGGCGACCGGGATGATTCAGGAGGCCCAGCTGACGCTCACCAGCCTCCCCCGCCAGGGTGACGAACTCTGGGTCGATGCCCACGCCATCTCCGGCGTCGCTGGGGCGCCCCCCGTCACGTGGCCCACCCTCTCCGAGCTGGAGCTCGGGATCGCTGAGTGCCAGGCCGCTCTAGCAGCCGCTCCCCCGGACCACGCGCAGGCCGCCAAGGCCAGGGCTGAGACTGCGCTGTGGAGGGCCAGCCGGGCCCTGGAGCAGGCCCGCATCGCCGTGGCCGAGGCGGCAGCTGCCGCGGCCCGCCAGCAGTTCGAGGAGCACAACTGATGTCTGCCACCACCTCAGGGACTGCGATCGTCCCAGCGGGCGAGGCCGAGGCGATCACCCGCTGGGAGGCCCTGGCCCATCAGATCGCCCAGGCCTCCCAGGAGTCAGAGGGCAAGGTGTTCCACTACCGGACGCCCAGCGACAACAAGGCCGCCCGCTCCTACATCGCTGGCCTGCGGCGGCTGCGGGGTTCCATCGAGCGCGCCCGCAAGGACGCCAAGGCGGTTCACCTGGAGCGAGGCAGGGCCGTCGACAGCACGGCCAAGGCACTGGCGGAAGCCGTAGATGGGCTGATCGAGCCCCACCAGCGGGAGCTGGATGCCATCGCCGCGGAGGAGCAATTTCGGATTGCTCAGCACCGCGCCACCCTCGATCGCATTGCCGCCATGTCCGAGGGGGTAGCCTTCAGCGCCCAGGCTGAGGCCCGCCTGCAGCAGCTCGCCGCGATCGACACCAGCGGCCTGGAGGAGTTCCGCACCGCTGGCGAGGCTCGCCATGCCGAGGCGACTGAGCGACTCCTGGAGCTGCTCGACACGCTGCGGCAGCAGGAGGCCGAGCGGGCTGAGCTGGAGGCATTGCGTGCCGAGAAGGCAGCCCGCGACGAGGCCTACCGGATCGAGCGGATCCGGCGGGACGCCATTGATGCCGAGCGCCGTCAGGCCGCCGAAGCCGCCCGGCGTGCGGAGGCCGAGCGCCAGGCTCGCGAATGGGCTGAGATCGAGCGCCAGGCCCGCGAGCATGCCGAGGCGGAGCGCCGCGAGCGGGACGCCATTGCCGCCGCTGAAGCCGCCCGCCGGGCCCAAGCGGCAGCCGAGGAGCGCGAGCGCCAGGCTCGCGCTGCTGCCGAGGCTGCCCAGCGAGCTGAAGCGGCCCGCCAGGAGGAGGAGGCGCGTCGGCGGCAGCAGGCGGCAGAGGCGGAGCGACTGCGCCGTGATGCGTTCACGCAGCATCTCGCAGGCCTGATTGAAGAGGCCCGGGATGCCGGCTCATTAGAGCTGGCTGAGTTAATTATTGCCGGACAACTACACCCTGCTATCACCATCGATTGGACCAAAGCATGATCACCGCAGTCTCCACCGCCGACGCAGTCTCCATGGCTATTGATGCCCTAGAGGCCATCATGCCCAGCCGCCCCGGCGACAGCCTCAATGCCCCGCTAGTGCGGAGGATCGAAGTGCTGCTGCGGGCCGCCATGGCCCTGGCCGACGCCTTGCCCGACAACGGAGGGCTGAGGGTATCCGAGTCTACGGACTTAACCGTTTTGGGTTATGCGACAGCGGACAGAATCAGCCGCAGGTCGCACAGGCAGTCTCACATGGCGCAGCGGCTGCCAGCAGGGTTTACGCTGCCGAGCTTCAGCGAGGCGGCAGCAGAGAGCTACGACGCCTGACCCACCCACGGCCCGCCGGTGCCGTACCCAATCCGGCAACCATCCCACCATCACCCATTGCCATGGCCAAATTTTTGCATCTCACGGATTGGAAATCCGAAGAATCGATTTACCTCGATCCAGACAGTATTACATTGATTCAGCAAATAGCTGGCGATGAACGGTATCCTCGGCGGACCCGCATAGACACAACCCGTCAGACCCTAATGGTTCGCGAGGATGCCGATTTCGTGGCGTTGACAATAAACGCCGCTGCCACGCAGCCCCTGGCGAGCGATGACTGAAGCGGACCTCGTCACCCATCCCACCGCATCACCACCCATGGCTAACTGGATCCATCCTGCTGTCACAGCTTTTGAACTCGCAAAGACTTTCGTTGGCTTTGAAAGCAAAGAAGATGAAGAAATATTTGAAAGAATAATTGCCCTATGGTCAAGAGCTGATCAGTCTCGCAATAAACCAAGGGAGCTTCTCACCTGCTTTGGTGAGGGGTTCGCGTTGTTCTGTGGATTGCCCGAATACATCCGAGGAACCTCCTGTGGCATTTGGGCCGGAAGCGCCTTAATAGAAGCCATGTCTATAGCGGATCAGAATAAGATTCGCGTTACGTTTGACATAACCGGACCAATTTTCTCTTGAGGCCAATGACTGAAGCCGCCCTCGTCGGCCACCTCCTGGCCAATCGTCACCGCATCCCGAACCGGGCATTCATCAACTGCCTGGCCCTGGCTCGCCTGAACCCCTCTCCTCGCCGCAGGGTCACCGTTGAGGAGCTAATGCTCCTGTTCGGGCACAGCCAGCGCGGTGGCATCAGCAAC